CCAATTAATCTTTGTGCGAGTGTTTGTTGCGATTCATCAAAATTATTAGTTTCTAAATTATAAAAATCTTGGAATGAAGAAATTTTATAATCAAAATTTGGTACAAGTTGAGGAGCAGGTTTTTCATCTTTTAAAATCCAACTAGATGTTACAAATTCTGTAGTTGAAGTATGATTTATTTTGGCAACATAAAACTTACCTTGATATTCAACCGTATCTCCAATTTTATAATCTGTATTTTTTAACCAATAAGTTACCTGTGCGGCATCAAAAATAAAACCAGGTGCATAATAATCTCCATTCCACCCTCCAGTTTTCCAACCAACTAATTTTAATCTTTGTTGTCTAAATCCTGTATCTGGGTCATAAAGTTTATCTGAAAACACTGTAGAATTATCAAATATTAATACGTGTTCTTTTTGAACTGTGTTCAATGCAACATTATACAATCCTACATCTGCTGGTTTTATTACTAATTCAATAGTTGTACCAACACGTTTTGTTGAAATATCGTTTATATCTATTTTTCTTCCACCAGCGTCTAATATAGAATAGTCGCCTGCAAGATTTCTTAATTTACCTACAACTGAATTATTTGTTTCTAATTCAAAACCGTCTGCCGCTGGAGACACTGTTACTGCCGATCCTGCTGACCAATTTTGAGTCGTCCAAAATAAAAATTCTCTTACTGAATTACTCCAGTTCAGTGTTTCTTTTAATTCAGTTGACCATCTGTTAAATTTAAATCCTTGACCTTCTAACCAATGTCCATAACCAAATAAAAAGTCTACAACATCTTGCACTGTATCAAACACATAACCATATGGAATCGTTTGAACTGTTTGTTGATAATTTTGGTATTGTAATGCTTCAGCACCCTCTACACTAACTTTTGTACCTGAAACTGATTTAATAGGATATTGAAAGTTAAAATACGGTTTTACAGTTGAATAACCTAAAACTTTATATCCACCTAATAATGTTGATCCGTCTAAATCTGTATCAGTATTCTTCTCAATTAGTACTCCAGAGTAATAAAATGAATTTACTGGATTAGATGTTCTAAATAATATTTTATAGTTTTCGTCTGGTATAAATTTGGATCCAGAAGATGATCCTGGTGAAATTGAATCTGTTAAAATTTTTAAATTGTTTTTATCTGTAAATCCACCTAACTTATAAGCCAACTGAGTTGTTATATTTTTCATTTTATCGTAATAAAATGTCTTTGTATCTAATCCTTTTGAAATCAAGTAATTAACAACGCATGGTTGATAACCTGTTGTTGTGTATCTTGTTGTAACTCCTGTTGCATTATTAGTTTCTGTTTCTAAATGATATTTTGCTGTTGATAATTGTGTTCTAATATCTGTTTCTGTACTAACAACGTTTCCTGTTATGTTAGTTTTTAATCTAGATGGATCAAAAAATACAGTAAAAAATTTAGCAGGTCTTGTAAGTGCTAAAAATTTTATAACTGAAAATGGATAAGCACTTGATCTTCTCCATGCAGTTTCTGATGGTCCTTGGTCTCCAAACTTCCAACTATTTCTTCTACCCGGTACAACTAATTCATGTATTAATCCTGCCGCAATAGGATCTAATAATTCACCTGATTCGTTAACAGGTAGATAACTTTTAATTCCTAATTTTCCATATCTTCCAGTTTGAGATTCTACTGCGTCCCATAATACTGTGTTACCTGATGTATAAGGTGCCGCCCCGTAAGTTGCGTCCCACGTGCTAGGTTTTTCAGAATGACCTAATATCTCCCATGGTCTAGTGTGTGGACTATCTGTGTCATAGTAATATTTGTATATGCCTCTCCAGTGTCCAGGCATTTTTTCATCTTTTAATCTGCCAGTACTTTTTGCATAGTTGTAAGTGAAAGGAGAGCCTTCACTAAATGTTGTATTGTTAATGTATTGTACATTGTTTCTTCCTGCCCAAACATAAAAATCAGATCCCATTATATCATCACATTCGGTTAATGTATATTCGGTTGATGTAAATGCAGACGGTACTACTTCGTTTACATCTAATAATGTTTGATCATAGGTTACTTTTATATTGTTGTAAATTCTTTTTTCAAGTTCTAGTATTAAATCGTCTCTTTCATCACCATATGCTTTAATGATTGAACCGTCGTGTCTTCTAATAACATCAGTATCTGTAATATAAGTTGTATCAGTAAATGTCTCTGGTTTGTATGATGGATATATTCCAAGTTTAGTTGGTGTTGCTGGAATATAACTTCCAGCAGTGTCTGAATAATCTTTAATCTTAATTGTATCACCCTCTGCAAGTGTGGCTGAGATATTAACTGTATCGTCAGTTGTACTAAAGGTATAGTCTGTACCTAAGATTAACTGCACATCATTTAGATACACATACACCGCTCTACTACTCGTAGTTGTTATACTGTGTTGCGAATCAAGTGCGTATTCTGTTTGTGAAGATCCTTGCACTGTGTAAGTTCTTGTAGACACATTTTCACCATAGCCTACCATGTCGTCATAGTAAAATGCAAATGAACTATTTTTACCTTGACTAATTGCCGCAATAATTTCATCTACTCTGTCTGCCGCTACACCTTCGTATGCTGTACCAACTGCATACGTTAAGAATGAACTGTACCATTTTTCATATTCTAAATTACAATAATCAATTGCTGATACAACATTTGCTTCTTGGTCAATCAATCCAAATACTGCTGGCAATAACGATCCTAAATGTTGTTTTATTGTTCCGCCATTTAATTTTGCATCAGGTTGTTTATCTCTTAAATTTGATGTACCAGGTATGGCTCCTGTAACGTCTTCATTTTTTTCAAATATATCTTTAACATGAAGTAATATTTGACCCCATGTAAAAGTACCTAGTTGTTTATTTTTGCTGTTTATTGATAAATTATCTGGCGTTTCGTAAATTCCTTTGTCAGAAACTTTACTTGCAGAACTATATCCAGAAATTTTAACTTGATCATCTACTGATAATTCTTCTACAAATTTTACATACTTGTTTGTACTACCATCAACTAACGTATAGTCTGTTGTAATAGTTTTTCTTATACCATTTACTGATACAGAAATTTCTAAATCTGTTAAATCTACAGAATCTTTATAAAAATCTATTTGAAAATATTGTTTTTCTGTGTCATCAACTATAAAAGTTCTAAGAACTCTTTGTTTGCTTTCGTTTGTTCTTTCAATCCAAGCACTTTTATTGTTGTGTGTTGTAATACCTGTTGTATAGTGTAAATGTCCTTCTGCTAATTTTTTTGTTACAGTTGTTGTGTCGGATTTATATGTAAATGATCCTGAAGTATGATCTGATTCAAATACAATATCTCCAACGTTATTAATTGTATCATATTTTACTTTAATTCCTAATACTGTGTCTGTTGTTGCTGAGTCTGATGTTGCAAATTCAAAAACTTTTGCTCCTTCAAAAGTTGAGTTTGGATACGTTGTTGCATTATCAAAAGCAACTTCATCGTTGTCATACATCGCAAACAACGGTTGCTCATTAACTTTTGTTTTTTGTTGTGCTTCTTTCCATGTTTCTTCTGCTTCAACATAGTGAAAAGTTTTTCCTTGGTTCTTTGTTCCAAATTCTACAAATACTGATTCACCGTCTGCAGGTGCACCGTCGTCCGCTTCTGTAAATTGAAGTACTGCTGTTGAATCGTTAGCCGCTGTACTAATTGTTGAATCATCTGACGCATGAACAAAATTTACTGTGTAAATTTTATTTTTTACTATCGAATCTGTGTCTGCGGCAAATATAATTCTCATTCCTTGTGACAAAGTAATTCCGTCAACAATGTAACCTGGTGTGTTAACCACATCACTAAATGCATCTGTTGTTACTGTATCATAAACTGTGATAGATTTTTTTGCAACAGTTCCGTGATTATAAAGTTCTAGTCCTGAATCAAATTCTATAATTGGTCTTTTTGCTCTATCTGTTTCGTCTAATACAGGAGTATGTCCGTTGATGTCTGCAGTTTTTTCAATAACTGATTTATGAAACCATCTATTGTATCTAGACCAAGCATTTTGATCTCTTGAGTTTCTTTTAATAGTAATATAGTCTTGATCATCTGGTCTAAAAAATGCTTTTGCGTAGGGTCTTGAATCGTATACAACAGTATCATATAAAATAGTTGTTTCGGTTGAATATGATCCTGGAGTAATTAAATCTTCAACATCAGTTAAAGTTATTGCGTCTCCAACTCCTTCTACATAATACTCTTTGTTTTGATATGCTGTTGTTACTTTACTACTAGTAAACTTAACTTTCATACCATTAGATAGATCTAATGTTCTTAATGAATAATTTTTAACTCCAATTATATCATTTTCAGGATTAATTTTTCTTGTAGAATCAACAGTTAAAATTTGTAATATACCATTCATTGCATCATGATTTCCGCACTGATAATATAAAGTGTCTGGAGCACCAGTTGGTACTGTGAAAGTTACTGTACCGTTGTCTGTTCCATTATTTGTTACACCTGTTGAATATACTGTAGAAGTTGAGCCATCAGCGGCCACTGCATCCATAAAAGGTTCTGTCATTATCCAAAACGGATGCCCTTTTGCATTTACATTAAACTTGTATGTGTTACCTCTGTAAAGAGTTACAATTGGATTTCTTTCATTTTCTCTGTGAGGGAAATTCCATGCTCTTGCGGAACTGCCATCAAGTGGATGTGCTTCAACTTTGTATTCTGCTACTGCTCCTGTTCCAACTGAATCTATTTCAATTGCATTTGGACCTGTTGGCATCCAATAATATTCTCTGTAATTGATTAACTTATCGTAGTCAATTGCTGGATTCCAACTGTAAATTTTTTCTTTGTTTAATCTATCGTGGTTATCAACTTTTCCACCAAAGTATTTTATTTGATTAATGTAGTCATCATATGTTCCAGAAAATTTTACTTGGTCTTCTGGATTTACTGAAGTTGTGTCTTGAGTTGTGTAAGTTACTGCAGGCTCTAGTTGATAAGCCATTCTGTCTCTGTTAGTAGCACTTAGATATCTATCTGTAGATTTTCTTGTGTAAGCATCTTGTCTACCAACAAATCCATCGACCCTTTCTAAGGAGCCTTTTTGCACTAAAGGATCTAACGTACTACCTAAAAATCTTTGGTTTACATCAGTTCTATAAAACGCAGGTAAGTGTTGAACAGTTCTTCGTAATTCGTTGTCACCTTGTTTAACAACTTCTTGATTTGTTAGTGGATTGATTGCGTTGTCTGCCATTAGTATCCTGCCCCACTACTGCCGGTACCTGAACCGGAACCCGATGTAGTAGAGCCTGACACTGCTGAACCTGTTGTTGTGTTCGTTGTAGTAGTTGATGTTGAAGTTACAACTGTTCCTGATGCTTCTAATTGGTTGGCACCTAGTGCAGTTATAATTGATACATCACTAACGGTGGCCCCACTAATGAAAATTTCGTCTGCCGCTGATGCTAATTGAAACAAAGACCCAAAACTTTGTCCTGATTGGTTTGGTACAATAACAACTGTTAATAAATCTGGTGCTAGTTGTTGGTGTATATAAGCGGCTAATTCTGTAAAATAAAAACTATCTCCAAAATCCCAATTATCTAATGCAAAAAATTCATTTACTGCGGCAATTACTCTTGTTTTAATAATTGCATCTGTGATATTAGTATTTGGATTTTTAACAACTTTAAATGTACATTGTAATTCTTCGTCGGCATTCGTTCCAAACAAAATTTTATATTTTACTGGATGATATACCACATGATCACTTAACGATTTTAATGGATTAAGTGTACCAGAATAACTTATTCTTAATTGGTCTGATGTTGCTGGTGTTGGTTCGGTACCACCATCTTTTAACCAAATTCTATATAGGTTATCATAAGATCTTTCTAATAGATAAAGATCAACAATATTTGAAACTGCAGGATCAATTCTAGTTTCTTGTCCTGCATGATGTTTATATTGGAATGAAAGTGAACTTCTTCCTCTTCTTGCATAATAGTCAGTTGTTGTTGTTAAAACACCAGTAGATGAACTGTATTTTTTAACAACATCTTCATCTTCGTCGTAAAAATAAAATAACTGTCCATCTGAATATCCACCTGTAGTTAAATTAATGTCTGTTTCGTTTAACGACACTACAAAGTTTGTTGCCGCATATGGTTTGTATCTTGCTATGTTATTGTATGAAATATATTTTTCAAAGAAAACAAATTTTGTAGTAGGAGTTGTATCTGGCTCTATTACAATGTCAAAAATATCAGGATTATCAACAACTCCGTCGTCATCACTATCAAAGAACCCAATTTTTACTTTTCTATTGTCTTGATATCCGTCTGCTTCTGTTACTGTGTCTACAATTTGCCAATTAATTGGATAACCAATTGAGTTTCCTGTAGAAACAATAGAATTTGTTTTTAAAACTTTTACTGTGTCTTTAACACTTTGACCTGTTTTATAATCATAAATTTTTTCTTGTGAATCATAATGAAATTTATTTTGTCCTTCTGATTCAAAAATATAATCTAATGATCTATAAGTTACTGTGTATGTACTACCATCATTGGTAAATTTAAACCACCAACTTGCATCTAAGTTTGTACCTGCTGATGATCCTGTGTTACTTAAACTAAAAACCGAACTTGTACTTAAATTTGTTGCTGTAATAACTTTCCATTCCTCAGAATCTACATCATATCTTATTCCAAATTCTTCATATGCTTCAACTCTATCAATTAAATCTGTTTTTAAAGTAGATGAAAATGTTGTTGTTAGGTTAGGTATTATTGCTGATACAGATGCACCATCTGGAATAATATTAGACAATGTTACTGGTCCTAAACCAGATTCTAAATTTCCTGTACCACCATTAGCACCATCACCAGTAACTGCTCCAATTTTTGACCATGCTCTGTCTTCTGCGTCGTCTGTACCTGCTGTTACTAAACTATCATTTAAAAATTCTCTAGTGTCTGGTGAAGTAAATTTAATTAAAGCACCTGGTTTTGCATACTTAAGGTTAGATGTTGCAAAATCTCCAATTACAAGTGCACCGCCTGATGTAAAGAAACCAGTGTTGGTGTTTGTAGTTGTTGTTGAAGAATTCCAAGTTGCTGACAAAGAACTTACATCCTTTGTACTATATTTTAGATAATAAAATTGTCTTGCATATGCTTTTTTTAATCTTGCTTCTACAGAACTATTAAGAGTAGATTCAATTATGTTTCTATTTGTAAATGTAAAACTAAATGTGTTTGTTTTTTCTTCTCTGTATAGTATTCCGTCTTCAGCAAATATATTAACATTTGAATATGCTCCTGTAGGATCTAAAATTTCTTTTGCTCTAGATATCCCAGAAGCCGCTCTGTTTACTGATCTTACTTTTATAATTTCTTGTGAAGCACCTAAAGGTACCACTTGATAATCTTCAGCAGTAACCATTCTATTTTGTGAATAGTAAACTTGTGGTGCTTTTTCTCTTATTGAATCATTAGATTCAGTTGCCGCAGAATTGTAAATTGATGATTTTAATGATAAACTCATTGTAAGAGTTTGTTGACTACCATTAGCATCTGTATATGGAACTGAAAGTTGTACATTTCTCATATCTGCTGGTTGAATAGAATATTTGGCATTGTCACTTACTCTATAATACAATCTAAACGTTCCTAATGGCATATTAGCAAAGTTACCGTCACCAAAAACTAAATCAATTGCATCATCAACTTTCGTAATTACATTGTAGATATTTCTTTCTGATTTTGCTAAAGAATTATAAATGGCATTGTTTCCTGCTAATGAAGGAACCTTTTTCCATTCTTCAAATGGTTGACCAAATTGATCTAGTTTATACAACCAAATATCAGTATCATTAACATTTGCAGTACTAAAACTTTTAACATAATTTGTAATTGATGAATCAACAGTAAAGTCTACATTTTCCATTGCACCTTGTTTGAATAAAAAGAAAAATCCTGTATTGTTAGATGAATCTCCAGATCCGTCTGATCTATAACAATAAGTTAATCCTGTTCCATTAATTGGTTTTGATTCATATATGCTTTCAGAATCAGTTATACTCGAAGGTATAATTTCAAAACGTCTACTAATACCACCAACACTTTTTGTAAAATTATATATTGGAAGATCTAATTGATTAGAACTTAATGTATAAATTTCTGTTGGAATGCCTCCTATAGATCCTGACTCTCTTGGGTTACCAAATAATTGTCCTGATTGGTTTGCGGCATTTAGTATCGCAATAAATTGTTCCCTGTAACTTGAATTAACTGAATCATTCCAAATAACTGTTGAGTTTGCTATGTTAGTTCCTGTTGAATCATACACGTCTTGCGTTGTTGATACAGAATTAATTTTTAAAAGACCTGTTGCTGGTTTATTTCTACTTGCGTTATAATTTATTAGACGTGCTAATCTTAAAACTGAATTTCTTCTTTCTGCTGTTTCTAAAAAGTTTTCTCTAGCATTCAAATCTATTCTGAACGAAAGTGCTTGTGAAATATAAGCAATTAAATCAATAAGTGCAATATACTCTGAACTTTCTACAAAATCATTGAAATCATCTGGGTAATTTTCTCTGATGTACGCCACCATTGTTCTACGTAACGTTTCAAAGTCGTAAGATTTAAAATCTGCTTGTTGGAAAGCCTGATAGATCTTTCTCCAATCCTCTGCAACTAATAATCTATTCTGTCGTTCTGTGGTAGCCATATCGTTTGTATGGATATTTATGTGCTAAATTAAGTGCGTATATTAAGATAGGCGTATTAGAGAATTTTCATCAAACTTAAACGCCAATTTCTCTGTAATATCTAACGGTATATATTTCAATGTTGCCTGTATGGCTATACCGTGATCTGCTTCTACTACTGTGATTTCCTCTGTTCCAATACGTGGATCAGCATTTAAATTTGCTGTAATATCTTCCGTTATGGCATCTTTTAATGCTTCTGTAAACGGTTCAAACAACAAATCATATATTATTGTACCAAATTCAGGATTCTCCACCCTTTCGCCCTTACGTACCGACAAACGGTTTATGAGATCCTGTTTGGCACACTCAAAATCATAAACCTTAAAGTTTTGATTATCTGCTCGTGATGAAAATCCTTTGAATGTAACTGTTGAGTTACCTGCTGTTGTACCTGTTCCTGAACCTGATCCGTATGCCATTTTAAATATTTATATCCTTAATTTTACCAAAATTTAAACTTGCCTATTGCACTTGAAATACTTTTGAAAACACCGGCCGCACTCTGTCTGAATGCAGTTGCTACCTGCGTAATTCTTCCTACCGCTGTACCTCGTAATGATGGTGGTAGGTTATTAGCAGATGATCTACCTAATATTGTACCTGCAAGATTTGATGCAACACTTGTAATCTTGCCTGCTACAACTTTAGTCGTTAAAATTTGTTTGATATCTCCTGATTTTAAATTTTCAACAACACTGTTTACTTTGTAAATGTTATTGTAACTTTTAGTAAATGTATCTGAAAATTCTTTTAATTTAACAGCATTAAATTTCGTTAAACTTTTCATTTCATTAGGATTGGTTATATCTATACCTTTTGATTCTAACAAACCCTTGTCTGTAAGATATTTTTTTTGATCTGTAAAAAATTGTAGTTGTTTAATGTAATCCACATCACTTTCTCTATTTTGTTGTGCCATAAATTCTAACGTACCTGGCGTTTGTGATAATTCTTTCCATTTTACAGGATCGTTCCATTGTGATACTGTTTCATATATACCAGACGGTGCTCTTGCAAATGGTTCATGTGTTACAAGATTTGGCACAGTTGTTTTTGTTTTTTTTGTGTTTGCTTCTAGTACTCCGCCCACGCCAACTGTGAGGTTTACATCATTTTCTGATTCGTCTGTTATTATTCCTGACGCTTCTGGTGTTAACCATGTTGGTCCCCAACTAGAACTGGCAGGGACTGAATTGAAATGTATCTGTCCACTCGCCGCTAAATCTATTCTACCGCCGGCACCGTGCATCTGTCCACCACCTGCGTAGGACGAAATGCTACCACTGGCGTATGATGTTATTGCACCTCCTTGAGAAGAATTAGCAATACCTGTTTGTCCAATGTTCATTAAATATCCAGCATTATTAACCATGTCAACTTCTGCTGTAAATTTTATACTATGCTTGGCATGGAAGTTAATATCTCCACCTGAGTGTAAATCAAAATTTCCATCTGACCTAAAATTAAATCCGTCTTGAGCATATACATAAATTTTTCCATCACTACTCATTTCAAACCAACTGTTTCCTGAACCATTTGCAATATACACAACACCCGATGTATCATGCATTAATATTTGGTGTCCTGATGCTGTTCTTAATCTTGTTAATTGGTTGTTACCGTTAACATCTCCATCGTCCATAACAAAAGTATGTCCAGTATCTCTAACTACGTGGTCAGTTTGATTGGTGTCTTTTGCACCGACTTTCTCTTTAGTAGTACCTGTATTTTTTCTACCAGGAGTACTGATACCAAAAACCTGACTTGGTGTTTCTCTTCTTGCTGAAGAAGATGTTGTGCCTCTTACAGTGTCACCAATCAATCCTTGTGCTTTTAAAGTTTCAGCAAAAGGGTGTATAGGTTTTGGAAAGTTATCATGGTTAATATTGTCATACCCCGGCGATGCTCTATTAACTTCGCCTGCAGGAACATTGGTTGTTCCATAAGTTGACATTTTGTCAACACTGGCATTTTTCATTTCGTTTGGATTGTTAACATCTAATCCTGTGGTTTTATCAATTGTTTTTTCGCTTGATGCAATACCAGGCACCATATGATTTGTGTAAGGATCTTGTATACATCCTATCCAATATCCTTGTGATAATTTTCCTTCAGCAAAAATAACTAAAACTCTTGATTCTAAATCTGGTGGTATTGCCCAAAAACCATACGAGTGTTGCGACCCTTCGTGGGTTCTACTATGTGGTTTATTGTATATAGATGCTTTGGCTCCATAAAAAGGAGAAAGATAATCAACTGTGTATAATTGATTAAAGTTTGGTGATTGTGTTTTACTAATTTCAGGAATTGAAACTTTTAACCGTCCCATTCTAGCAGGATCAATGTTACCTTTTACTATGCCTATGTATGGTCCTGGGTTTCCTTTAGACCATGATTGATCCGCACCCGGTGGTACTGATGTTGATGCATCACCTTTAAGATGATCATGTAACTTAGACATTGAAGAAATCCTTTATTCTTTTTGATGTTCTAGCAACTGTTTTATATAATGAAGAACTTTTTACTTTAGCAAAAAGAGAATTTAGTTTATCTTGTACACTAAAAATTTGTCCACCCATTGCAAGAAAGTTTTCAGGAATTTCACTATGATGTACTATATGTGTTGTGCCATCTTTTTTGTTAAGATATCTGTATTCTCTCATTGGTGTTGATATTTTAACACCTTGGTTATTAAATCTAACTAATTTTAAAATATTTTTGTACATTCCGTTATCAAAACTATGTTCTATTTGGTATACTCTATATAGTCCAGAAAAAGTTGCTGACTGATCAGACTGGAGTTCGTATATTCCTGTTTTATCATCAAGGTCTGTAGGCATTCTAAAATTTATTAATACTATTGGATCTGCAAGTTCTGGATTGTAACATTTTAATTCGTTGTTCCATACAGCATTAAGTCCTGCTCTCCAATATGAAATATCTTTGTCCTCACTGACTCCAGGAGCAAACATTTCTGGATTTGCAGGTATAAATTGTGATTGTCCTAGCCATGCTGGATCACCTAAAATTTCTAAATTTATGGTGACCATATCTGCTTCTGGGTTTGCCAAATAATCTAAAAAATTATCTAATTCTGTAGTTTTATCATTTGATAAATTGTCTGCTGATTTTCCTTCACCAGGCTCTGACTTTAAAAGAAGAGATTGATCTAAACCGTGGTCCTGAGACTCAGTAATACCGGCAGTTTTAACATCAATTAATTGCACTTGATCTTTGTTTCGTTTTGAATCACCACCTTCTGATAATCTGCTTTGAAAATATGCAACTTTATAATTTATATTAAGATCTAAAACATCAACGTTTTCGCCTGTAAAAATATAATTGTAAGTTTTGTGTACAAAACTTTTAAAGTTATCGCCAGTACTAACACCAGGTACAGCAAGGCTATAAGCATGAATCATCAACGGTTCAACAACAAACTTTATTATTTTGGCATTGGTTGCCCTTTTTGGATCAAATTTGTTTGTAGGTATAACTGTGCTTCTAATTTGATATTTTTTATAATACCATCCTTGTTCTTTTGCGGCATCATATACTGCTTGATTAGTTGATCTTGATGCCAATACTGTTGTTACTTTTTGTTTCCAGTTCTCGTAGTCGTTATGTCTTTGTTTTGGGTGTCCTTTCATGATCTGATCTAGTATTGCTGTGACGTGATCATTTTTTGAAAATTTTAAAAATTCTAAAGGATCGCCTGTTTCGGTTTCTATAACACCTTGTGTTGGATGCATTTCTCTTTTAACATAAGAATCTAATTCAATTTCTGTTGTGTCTGGTTCAAAAAAGTTATCTATGCTTATCTGATACTCGTCTGGAATTGAAATTGTTCCGTCTTTTTCATTATCTTCGCCTTGTTTGTTTAAAATATTCTGTAACTCTACTACCAATGTATTCAATTTTTTGTCTTTTGTTGATAATGTTCCAGCAGTTCTTGGGTAAGCAAATCTGTTTACGTATGCAAATTCAGACCAAGGAATTGCTCTTACTGAATAAACAGAACCTCCTTGACTAATGTCTATTTTCATATCGGTTAATTTAACTGGAATAACACGTTTTGTAGAATATTGCGGTTGCACTACTTTGCCTAATTCATCCCACCCTGTAAATTCTACTGTAAGCAAATAAGGAGCATCTAAGTGATCTAAATAATCATTATTAGCCGCGGCCGCTCTGATTCTATCTATTAAAGAAATGCCAAACGGTTCCATTATTTCCATATTAATATCTGTAATATTTGTTAATCGTCTTTTACTGTTATGACCATTAACACTGTTCATTGTTACATTTCTAAAATACAAATCTCTATTTTTTTGAAATTCTTTTCTGGCTTTATTAAGTGTTTTAGACAATCCTTCGTTTTTGTCCACAAACTTTTTATTATCTCCTGATAATGTTTCTCCGCCTCGACCTTGACGAGCATCTAATGGACCATACCCTCTTTGGTTTGCTTGTGATCCTATACCGCTACTTTGTATAATAATATCATGAGGTTTAGAATTTAACAAGGTTGTTGTGTCTAGTAAGTCTGCTTGTGATAAAGCAGAAAGAGTAAAAAGTGGATTGTAACTTGCATACTGATGCAATACATTAGGTTCAGAAATATTTGTTACATATTGAGTTGTTCGTTTTTCTTCAGATTCACCTATTCCTGATTTTAAAAAACCGCTACTAGTAGAGGTTTTCATTGAACTAAAGTAATGGTTTTTTCCATGGAACTTTGTGTGATTTGAAGTTACTTTATTAATATTTTTATTGCCCCCGAATATGTGATGAGAATTAGTGCTACCAGTAGAACTGCTACCAGTATTGTCAATAGCGGAATTTTCTTTAGAAGATCTTTTTTTTGTTTTTATGGCACCTGCCATGATTATACTCCTAAATCTTTAAGCAATAATTCTTTCTTTGGTAACTGAATGGTTACTCCTATTTTGAAATCGTAAATTGGATCTTCTATTTTATCTGGATTACGTTGAGCAAAAACCCACCATAATCTTGGAGTACCATACAAGTCATATGCTAAAAGGTCTGGTCTGTATGCGTAAGTTCTTTCAATTGTGTATGATTGATCATCATCTTCAACAGTAATTGTTCTTGGAGTTAATATCTCCAGATTGTCTGCAGACATTGGTGTTTCAAAATAGGGTGATGTTCGAGAATAGCCTGCCATTAAATAAATCCTATTTCGTTTGCACCTTTTCCGTTTAATTCACCACGTACAAATTTAGACATACTAAAGTTTTTAACTGACTCTCTAGAGTAGATAGGTGATACAAGAACTGATATGGTTGATAATGTTGGTGCCCATGTTGAGTCTTGTTGTTGATAATCAATGTTAGAGTCTGATCTATAAACATCAGATTGTTGTGTTGAAATATAATCTATTCCTGATCTTAGTTCAACGTTAAAAGTGTTAATAATTACTGGAACTTTATTGAACATATGGTCACCGTATCCATACAAATGAAATATTGGCGGTGGGTTTCCTTTTAAACCATACCCTTCATCTTCACCAAAAAACATTTTTGAGGCTGTTCTTAAAAAATTTACTGTTGCAACCCAATGTTTTGCGTCATCCTGATTCTGTACAGGAAATTCTCCAAATATATTCATTTGATCAACTTGTGAATTTCCATATTGATAGTGAGGATAGTTACTGTGTGTTTGCTCCATTGCATTATAGTTTGCTGAATACTGTATAACAATTGATGGTGTCAACGGCCAAAAAATTCCCATTTCTTCTCTTAATGGTTGCAGTAATTGATTGTTTTCAAAGAAAAATGCTTCTAATGGTGAACCTGTTGGTACTTTTAATTTCACACGCCAATCTTTTTTAGAATCTCTACCACTCCATTTTGCCCGTGCATTAACTATTCTAGAATCTCTTCTAATACCAGAACTAAACAAACGTCCTATCGTACGATTATAAATGCCTGTTCCAACATTTTTAACCACGTCTCCTATTCCAACGTTTGGTCTTGTATTTTGGTTACCGAATGCCATTTTTTTTGGTTGCTTTCCTTTGTTAAATTTCGTATACTTTAAACATATTTATAGGCACAATTATAGGCGTATTTAATTAACCGTACGGCACAATTCAACAGACCTGTTTGTGGTCATTTTAGCAAAATAAAAGAGATAATTATGAAGAGAGTGAAATACCTAAACAACCGAGATCTGTTGGCACAAATACAC